CCCTACCCCCTCCGAATTCAGGAACCACTCCGTATTCCGTGACTCCAGCCCCGGATTCCATCTTCTTCGCCTTTCAACCGGAGTTGAAGGCGCTTAATCGTTGCGCCTGCTTGTGCGTGTTTACGCACGCTTCTGGGTGAATACCCATCTGCCGGAACGTGCATACATGCAACGTGATCCTTCGCAACATCCGGACTTACACCAAAAGGCGTCCTGAGTTGTTTTCTTTTCTTGTTCAACCTTCGGTTTTTTACAAGTACATAACCAGGGGGCTACTTGTTCACACGTCCCGTAGATCCGTGTAATCTCTATGCACGTTGTGCATTGTTTCATCGCCAACACCCGCAATAGGTGTAGCCGCAGCGGATGCATGGTTGCACCCTTGCTGTCCGAATAATCAAGATTGAATCCGTTGTCACTTTCCCGCTCATGCCCCAAAGGAGGCAGATTCCGCTTAAAGTTGTACGCCAAAGAGACGTTGATTTGCAACCAAATCATACGCATCATAGGCTAACATGGCCCAGCCAAGACCAGGTATTGCACGTGCAGCAATTCTGCCCGTTGTTCGAGCACCTGCCTTGAGGCCGATTCTCGTACCGAATTTCTTTCCAGCTTGATAGGCTGGAGAACTCGCTGCTTGGAATGCTTTGCGATCTGCAATCGCTGCTCTGATTCCAAACTTTTCGGCACTAATGCCTGCATACCCATACGACAAAATGTGCGGATTGCTCATTCTTGTCAGTGAAATGGGAATTGCTGTATGACTAAACATGTTTGTCATTTGCAGATACCCGTGGATAAAAACTTCCTCGTCGGTCGATATTCCATCTTCCCGAACAGTATCATAACTCCACTGCGCCCAGGGCGTAGTGAACACTGGAGTAATCATTCAATCCACTCCTGAGAACACTCGTTGCATATGACGTGATTAACACCATGGTCCTTCACAAAGAACCGATCCAAGTCAACGCCACCGCATTGGCTGCAGGGCGTTTCATCTGTCATCAAAAACAGACTCCGCTGACTTGTGCCAGAAGGCGATCACTAACACCAAGGAGGTGCAACAGACCAACACCGAGTAGATACTCGATTCTGTTGTTTTTCAAGTGATTGAGGAGGGATGCGGTAGTAACCGCCTCCTTGACTGTCTCTACTTCAGGAGACATTCACATGTCCTCCATCGATTCACAGAGGTAACCTCGATGAGTACCTGGTACTAGGTCAACGTACATCCGTAGCGTTGCTCCAGTCAATTGATCAATACGAATCAATCCGCATGGTGCGGTGAACCCACCAATGCTCAGCCGGGAACCCGGCACGTTGCGTTGAGCGGAGTTTCGGAAAACAAGCTCGTCAACGAGATCATTGTCGTCATCTGCTGCGCCGATGTACTCCGTCATGTAAGGTAAGCCATCGTTTTGGTCCCTCAAGTCTGCAAGCACTTCACCAGTCTGAAGTGTGCCTTGATTGAAAACTTGGCTAATCCAATTCAACGAGATGTCAGAGAACACCCGTGGATTTGGATCAAAAGGCAGTGCTCGACTACGACTGTAGCCTTTGATTAGCCCTTTGCCATTTACGTTATCATCACCAGTCATGTGGACCTTGAAAGAGGTCACACTGTTGGTTCCCTCGTTGGGGATAACGAATTCAGAAGCGTCCCATTCTTGTCCGCTTGCCGGCACGATGCTTCTTGGGATTAGATTGTTAGCAAATCCCGAAGACACGTGCGTCTGGTCCATGTGAATCTTGAAGTCATAATAGCGAGGCTTGATTCCTTCTGCTTCATCCATGGCTTCTTGGTTCATCCGATCCCAAGCGGCTGCGGATTTCTTCCAAGCGTTTCCAACTGTCCAGGTCGTTGGCAACTTTTGCACGTTAACTGTTCCATTGGCGAGACCGGTGGTATCGACAAACGTGATCCGGGCAATTGCCCATTGAAGTCCTTGCGAATAGAAGCGGCGGTTCAACAAACTCGCACATTGCGAGGTATCCAGATATTTCACATCTGAATCAACGTCAAAGGTCATTCTCATCACTGCAGGGTCCATGCGTGGTCCCTTGTAGTTCTTCTTGGCCATGGCCATATGGGGGGGTCTTAGGTCTAAAGACTTTGTTGTCCATACCCCTACCCCCTCCGAATTCAGGAACCACTCCGTATTCCGTGACTCCAGCCCCGGATTCCATCTTCTTCGCCTTTCAACCGGAGTTGAAGG